TTACTTAGTTCGGACGCTATAGGATTTTTTCTCTGCGAATACACCGCCGACAACTGTTGGTTCAATGTATATAACTTTACGTTTTGATGCTCCTTCACCATAAGGTTGCATCCTAAAGTGTCCTTTTCGCCAATGTGCTTTTTTGGGCTGATGCCCCGAGCTATGCTCTCTATTATTACTTTTTTTATAAATAATATGGTCTTCTGGCTTTATTATTAATCGGTCATAAGTTCTGCGAAGTTTTTTATTGTACTTCTTGATTTTTGACGGACTTTTCAACGAACACACTTTTTTCATAAGCTCTTTACGTTCATTAAATGCCGTATCGCGGTATTGTTTACAATTTACGAAAAGTAATACCTTAGCCATATGTGATAGTGCTTGCTCTAAATAGTTAATGTCATTTGCAAAATCATCGTCACTGCCATAGTCAGCTACGATTGATTTGAGTTCATCATTAACTGTAGTTTTGTCATCTTGAACATAGAAACCTTGCATTCTTAAGGCATCATCCGTAACGCTCTTTTTTCCTATCGGAGATCCTGTAAACATCATGTCAATAATCCTTAGTGGCTTATTGAAGTCAATAAAGCGCTTAAAATTAGCGCTATTCTCATATAGTTTCATTTGGGGAGTATTCGGAAGGATTTCTACCTCTGACATATAGACCCCTTCCAAGATATGTTCACCAGATTCAATGTTGAAAATACTGATTGGAGATGTTCTATCTTCCGTAAACTCTATATAACAGTTTTTGAATGGTGGTCGAAGGTAGGCTATTGGGATGTCGTCACCAATGTCTGTTTCTTCTAGCATACCATCGATTTTATTAGAGGTTGTTAATATATTACCTTTCAATCGGCGAAATTTATATGGGATTAAAATCGAGCCTACCGCAATCCCAATATTATGTTCAGAGAGGCCTTGCTCTTTATAATGCTCTTTTAATTGGGGGGCATTAGACAAAGCAAGTGATGCTAAGTAATCAACACTATAATTTTCTAAATCAATATCACCTAAGATCTCATCAAACATTTTGTCTTGTAGTGTGAGCTCCATCTCCATATGTTCGCTTGAACATATTCGAACAGGGTGTGGTAGCTTGTATGTTATGTCCATTAATATTCCTAATCATTGAGAGTTACAAGGAGAGAGACTCGCTGCTTCGTGATTAGTCTAAACGTGCAGCAAATATCAATTGTAAATTGAAGCTTATTGAATAGTTTTTGGTAATACTATTTACTGAAACCATATGCTTTGTAACGTCGAGCCAGTTCATTAAAATTGCTGTAAAACCAACCAGCATCCGCATGCCAGTGGTCGACCGCCACTTCAAATCCTATTCGATTTGCTCTTTGATTACCCAACATAACTAAGTGGGAGTGTATTTTTTTAAACCGTTTGTAAGTACCTGGACGTCCCCATTTTTCAGCATATCGGTGAGGGATTACATCTGGGATTTCTGCGTACCAAGTGAAGTATACAATTTCACGCCTAATTTTTTCTGGCTTACCGTTTGTTTTACCAACTCTATACCCAAAACACACTAACGGAGAGAAATCATGCCATTTGATTTTTCCATTTTGGCGGTAATCGTCGATAAATTCTTTTAGTGCTAAAGCCATATGATTTGGAATGGACTTTGCCAACTCGACATTCCGAATAGCATCGAGCTCTTCGTTATTTAATTTGAACTTTCTCTCAGCCTTCTTATTTTCGACCAAGCTAATTATTTGGAGTAGGATCAAGCCTAAAATTAGAATAAATATAATTATTTCATCAAAATCTGGCATAACCACTCCTATTTGGCTAATGTTACAAGTCAGCTTTCTGTCTTGAAGCTATTGAGCCGATTATCTCATTATATAAATAATATTAGTGATTTAGATTATAGCGTTAGTAGATAGGGTGGTGTGATTGAGAATAGTTTTCCATAGTTTTGATCACAATTTAGCTCATTAGAAGTTATCTACAGCCAAACCACGTTGTTCTTAGTATCTTGGTCGGCGTTTTTATCTAGATAGTGTTTCACTTCACCATCATAAAGCAAGATGAAACACTTCCCATTTAGGTAAGTCCCCACGAGGTAGTGGTTTCTCGGAATGGTATAAACGATTTTGTGACCGTCATCATCAGAACACAGCGCATACACATCCATTATCTTCAGGCGCCTTACACCTATAACGTTGCCCACTTCCATAAAGCCGCCAAAAGGGATAGCTTTCCAGTCGCCATTAGTTATTAGCACCGATACGTTATCCTCAGTGCTGTCGCAACCGCATGGACCATCAGGACCGATTCGGCAGATGTGATGTCCTACTAGGCGTTGAATCGTTTTGTACATACTTCAAATTAAGAGTTATACTGTGTTTATATACAGTATAACTCTATGTAATCATGTTTCCAAACTCGTACAGGGAATATTATGGGATTAGCGACAAACATTGAAACGTGGCCGATGCCAGCGGCAATTGGTATGGCTACGGAAGGCATCAAAGCAAAGTATAATGACGGTTCTGGTGGTGGCGGTGGTTTCGGGACTGCTGACTACCAAATGGCATCTCTAATTGATGGTGCAAAAGTGCTTTTAACGATTGATAGAATTCAGAAGAAAGCAGCGCATTTGGCCGATTGGAGCCTGTACGCCTACGCCTCACCACTTTGGAACTCGAAAGAAAACAAGAAGCGCCTTGTGGAAAGTGTTTTGAATGATTGGGTTGTTGTTTCATCTGAGCAAGGCATGATTGTTCAAAAGCGTACCTGCCTTAAAGTTAAGGCTCTCATCAGTACTATCGCTGGTAATATTGCGCTCGAGCAAATGGCTGGCGCTCAGACTCACTTCGATCATGATGGTATTCAATATACGCCCAGTGTTAGCCGTCAATTCTTAATCAAAGCGCTGGTGGAAGTAGATTGTAAAGACAAGAATATTGAGTCTGATGGGTTCAGAAAGAAACGCACTCGCTATTACCAAAACCACTGGTCTGAATGGGAAAAACACATTGAAGTGATTCGTACCTTGCTAATTAACTATGACAAGTCCGCGCGAAAGTTATTCAAAAAAGAGCTTGAAAATAAAAACGGGGCAATTTAATGTATATATATCCATTATGGATAAGTACACAGTGTTGAAAAAAACCGCCACTTAGGCGGTTTTTTTGTGTCTATCATAAATTATCGAAAACCTCGCCTTGGCGGGGTTTTTTCATTTTTATCCAAGCAAAAGGGCACTCCAGTAAGGGGGTGAGTATGCGTATGAACGAAAAGATATCCAGCGCCCTATCTTATTTTTGGAATGGGGTAATAGGAGTGTTTGGATCTATATCTGCAGACGGTTATACGGTGCTGATTGCTTTGGCTGGCATGCTAATTACTGCCTGGATTAATAACTACTGGCAGAAAAAGCGTTTTGAAAAGGACTATGGCGATGAAGCACCTTAATTCTGCAGTCAAGATGTTAGCAGCCGCAGGAGCTTCGGCTCTTATTATGGCGACAGCAATGGTAAAGCCAATGGAAGGTGTTCGGTATACTCCTTACATCGATGTCGCTGGCGTTCAAACTGTTTGTTACGGACATACAGGAGCAGGCATCATTTCAGACAAAGTCTACTCACAAGCCGAGTGTGATGAATTGCTCGAGTCTGACTTGGCTGATGTTAAGCGAATGGTCGACCCGATGATTCACGTTGATATCCCTGAGACGACACGAGCAGCTCTTTACTCTTTCACGTTTAACGTTGGCATTGGCTCATTCTCACGCTCGACGTTACTAAAGCTGCTCAACAAAGGTGAGTGGTATGCAGCATGTGACCAGCTTAAACGATGGGTGTATGCAGCAGGCAAACCGTGGAAAGGATTGATGAACCGACGAGATATCGAGAGGGAAGTATGCCTAATGCAAAGCTGACAGTATGGGCGACAGCTATTGCGGTAGTAGTGGTTGCGACACTCTCGGCAGCATTGTTTGTGGAAAGCAGTCGGGCTGATATCGCTGAAAGCCAGCTAACCTTGGTAAAGAGCGAGATTCAGGGCTATATCGCAGCGCTACACCAGCAGCGAGTTCAAATTCAATCCTTCAACCAATTGGGAGAGAAGCATGCAGCAGAGTTATCCGCAGCAAAAGAAGAGATTGATCGTCTTAGCGATAGTCTCAGCACTGGTCCTAAGCGGGTGTATGTCCAGGCAGATTGCCCAGCAGTGCCCGAAGCCACCAGCACCAGAAGCATGGGCAATGCAAACACCTCAAGACTTGGAGCCGCAGCTGAACAAGATTATCTACGTCTCAGGCGAATGATGATTGAGAACGAACAGCAGACAAAGTATTTGCAAGATTACATCAGGACTCAATGCCTAGCAGAAGATCAATTATGATCGCGGGTCCTTTCAGGCACCCTGAGCGACCACGGGGGCTTGACCTCGCAGAAAAGCTCTCGTTAAAAATTTTTTTTATTTTGGAGGTTTCCGGTTTCCGGTCAAAAACCATGAATGAGCGAACTATTCAACCCGAGCAAAAAGTTCACGCAGTTGGACATAGCGACGCTTCTTGGCATTTCATCTAGACAGGTCCGAAACCTTACGCAACAAGGGGTTCTGCCTGTCGCCAAAGGGCGAAATGGTATCGATCCTCTTGCGTGTATCCATGCTTATATTACCTATAAATCGCAATCAAAAGCCTCCGATTCAAAACCGGAAACCGAGCAAGAAGATGAGGAAGCGTTTGCGAAATTAGAGCGCGATCTCAAGATAGAGGAACGGCGCGAAAAGTTGGCGATGCTAAAAGCCAAGCGCGTACTGTTTGAAAAAAGTTACGCACCAATAGACATCATCGTCGATACCTTAGAACAGGTATGCGCCAGAGTGGGCACACGCCTCGACACCCTCCTTCCGAAACTAAAGAACGCATGGCCCGACATGCCACCCGAAGCGGTGGAAGTTTTAGAGGCCGTGATTGCTGCTGTATTAAATGAGTGTGCCGATGTTCAACCAAACCTCTCCGATTACATTGACAGCGATCCAGACGAAAGTCCGTCGTGGCTTGATGGGGATGAGGAGAACAATCGCCATCAAGGGAGCGGAGTGGGCCAATAAGCATTTCCGGTTAGCCGCTGGTTCTTCTCAGGAAGAAGGCTTTTGGGAAACACTGCCTTTGCAGGTTGTGCCACTCAACATGATGTGCAACCGCGCTATATCCGAGCTGACCATGCAAAAGTCGGCTCGTGTTGGCTGGTCCAAGTTGGTCATAGCAGCAAACTCTTGTCTGCATGCTCAGTTCAAAACCAACACCGTGATTTACGTACCGACAGAGAACGACGCAAAAAACATCTCTGTCACCGAAATTGATGCAGCTTGGCAGGAAATGCCAATCATGCACCAAATCTTCCCAGCCTTATTCGCTAAGGACCACCGAAACACCGTTTCCTACAAACAGGGAACAGGCTGGTCGCTGCATGTCCTCGGCACATCCACACCGCGAAACATGCGTGCTCTGACTAAAGGCGCGCTGTTTGGTGATGAGATTGACGGATGGGATTGGGAGGTCGGTAAAGAAGGTAACCCTATCGATCTTGCGCGAATGCGTTTGGAAGGAGCCGCTTTCCCGATGGCAAGGTGGGGGACCACACCGACCAATACAGGTGAGTCGCACGTTGAACGCCTAATGGCAAAGATGGAGCTGACTTTCCGCTTTTATCTGCCATGCCCACACTGCGGAACCGAGCAGGTTTTAGAGTGGGGCAGTAAAGAAGATAAACACGGCTTCAAGTGGGACAACACTCAGCCAAGTATCGAGAAAAAATCAAAGACGGTTTATTACAGCTGCGTTCATTGTGACGACCCTATCTACTACAAGCACCTCTACAAGATGGAGCTTGCAGGTCGTTGGATTGCCGAAGATGGCACATGGACACGCGATGGCCATGAGTTCTTTGATATAGACGACAACCCAGCGCCAACGCCAAGCAGCGTCGGCATTCACATTTGGTCAGGATACAACACCAAATTGAGTGCAGGTTGGCGTGGCATAGTGCGTGACTTCCTCAACAAGAAAGACGACCCAAGTCAGCTCAAAACGTTCGTCAACCTAACGCTCGGTGAGCTTTGGGATGGTGAGAACGGAGAGAAGCTAGATTGGGAGCATCTCAAGTCGCGCCGTGAAATTTGGTGGGCCGAGAGTCGCACCAGTAACCCAGTACCTGAGCGAGCCGTGGTTTTGACCGGAGGCATTGATACTCAGGATGACCGCATCGAACTCTTTGTGTGGGCGTGGGGACCAGGTGAGGAATGTTGGCTTGTCGAGCACATCGTTCTTCTCGGGGATTTATCGAGCCAAGTATTAAAGGATGCCGCCGGAAAAGCGCTGTATCGGACCTACAAAAAGCGTAGTGGCCAAGTGATGGACGTTCAGCTTTGGTGTTGGGACGCCATGGGCCATAAAACCGATGACGTTTACCAGATGAGTCGAACGCACGGCGTGATGTGGGTGATCCCAATCCAAGGTGAGAACCAATACGGCAAGCCGATACAAAACTTCCCTCGCAAGAAAAACAACAAAAAAGTCTACCTCACTAGGCTAGGTACCGACGGTATCAAGCAACGACTTTACAGCCGTTTAGGTTTAACCCCGAAAGGTGATGAACCTGTGCCTGGATGTGTTCACTTTCCATTGGATGATGACATAGCCGGTGATGAGTTTTTCAAGCAGCTCTGCTCAGCCAATAAAAAGTTGGAGCATGACAAATCAGGGCGACAAGTTTGGCGATGGGTGAAGCAATACCACCCATTTGATGAAGCGTTAGACGGATGGGTGTATGCGTATGCGGCACTCAACATTCTCACTCAACGGTTCGGTCTCGAACTGGAAGAGCCGCAGCCCCAACAACCTCAAGAACAACCACAAACATCCGGTCTCAGCATCGCTGAATTAGCCGCGAGATTGAAAGGTGGATCAAGATGACAAAACAAGAAATGTTGCAACAGGCCGAAGCCGCCTTTCATAGCTTGCAAACAGGAAAGATGGCGGTTTCCGTACAGAAAGGAGACCGCAAAGTTGAATACAGTCGAGCCAACATCCATGAACTTCGCGCCTACATTGATGATTTGCGTGGACAGTTAGGATTGAGCTCAGTTCGTCGTCGCGGCCCTGCAGGAGTTTCATTCTAATGACACACACCGGACTACTGGCTGCAGATGGTCAAACACCATTAAGAGATGCGGTGTATCGAGCTGGCGGTTCAGGGTTTGGTGGCCAGATGAGCGATTGGAACCCTCCGTCAAAATCGGTAGACGCTGCTTTCTTACCTGTCATGAGACAGGCGAACGCCAGAACAGACGATGTCACGCGCAATAACGGTATTGCTGCAAACGGCATCCAGCTACACAAAGACCACATCATTGGCTCTGAGTTTCGCCTCAGTTACAAACCGAACTGGCTATTGCTCGGCATCGATCCAGACAAAGGGTTCGTGCGTGAAGTGGAAGCCATTTTTCGTGACATCGCCGAAGACCCGAACTGCTTTATCGACGCAGAAGGTCGCCGCACGTTCACCATGATGATGCGAGAGGGCATTGAAACCCATGCTCACACGGGCGAAATCATGGCGAAGCCCGAATGGATAGACCGTCGGCATTCGCACTTTTCAACCTGCATTCGCATGGTCGCGCCACGCAAGGTTAACAACCCAAACTACATGATGGACAAACCTCATCAGCGTGGTGGGATGCGCTTCAATCGACATGGCGAAGCCATTTCCTACTTCATTGAAGAAGGGGCCGATAACTTTGGCTCGCCAAAGAAATGGCGTGAAGTACCGAAGCGTTTACGCTCGGGACGCATGGGGTTCTTGCATATCTTTGAGCCATCGGAAGGTGGGCAATGTCGTGGCGTGAACAAGTTCTTATCGTGTTTAGAGCAATTGAAGATGCTCGACACCTTACAGAACACCACGTTACAGCGAGCGATTGTCAACGCCATGTACGCCGCCAGTATCGAGTCAGAGCTTGGAACGGACCAAGCGATGGAGTACTTGTTCGGTGCGCAGCAAAATGGCGCGGTCGAAAAGATGCTAATGACCTACGGCGATTACTACGCTACCAACGAGGTCAAGTTCAACGGCGTCAAACTGCCTCACCTCATGCCAGGTGACAAAATCAACCTGCACAGCGCAGGGAACGCCGATAACGGATTCGCGGCCTTGGAGCAATCCATCATCCGCTACGTTGCGGCTGGATTGGGCGTGGATTACGCGCAGCTGTCGCGCAATTACGCGCAAATGTCTTACAGCACCATTCGTGCTTCGCACAACGATTCATGGCGTTACTTCATGGGTCGACGAAAAATCATTGCTAACCGATTCGCCAGCCAAGTCTTCGCGCTCATATTCGAAGAAATGATCTTGCGTGGCTACATCAAGCTGCCAAGCAAAGCGCGATTCAGCTTCTACGAACGCCGCAACGCTTGGACCAAGTGTGATTGGATTGGCTCTGGTCGACTGGCCATTGATGGATTGAAAGAAGTCAAAGAAGCCGTACTGCGTATCGACTCAGGTCTATCGACGTATGAGAAAGAGCTCGCGCTACTCGGTGAAGACTATCAAGAAATCTTTGATCAACAGTTGGCAGAGATGGAAGAGCGCAAATCGAAAGGTTTGCCACCTCCAAGCTGGATGCAGCTGCAAGCGTTAGCACCGGATAACCCAAGCGAGAGTTCAAATGAATAATTTACAACACCTAATCAGCAATACATTCAACAGGCCGCTCGCCTTAGAAGCTGGTTACGCTCGGGTATTTTTCTCGGCGCTCAGCCAACGTCTAGGCAATGTGGTCCAGATAACCGACACCGAAGGGCAAATCCTGCGCGAGAACGACATGAAAAAAGTCGCTTCTGGCTTTTCTCGGACTCGCAGCAGTAACCGCAGCTATCAAGTCTCTCAGGGTATCGCCATCATTCCGATTGATGGTTCGTTGGTTCATAAGTATGGCCACATCAAACCCTACTCGGGGATGACAGGGTACGACGGCATTATGCACCGCTTGCGAGAAGCGGTCGCAGACCCCGAAGTCAAAGCCATTTTGCTGGATATGAACACACCAGGCGGCATGGTCGCAGGTTGCTTTGATTTGGCCGACAAAATCGCAGAGATGCGCAAAATCAAGCCTATCTGGTCCCTCGGTTACGACATGCACTGCAGTGCAGGCCAAATGATTGCGAGTGCGTGTTCAAGGCGCCTCATAACTCAAACGGGCATCGCAGGCTCGGTGGGCGTGATTATGGCGCACACCAACATCGAGAAGATGCTGGATCAGCAAGGCGTGGAAATCACCCTTGTGACGGCAGGTGACCATAAAGCCGATGGCAACCCTTACCAATCTCTGCCGAAAGAGGTGCGAGAGAAATGGCAATCCGAAGCAGAGAGCACACGTCAAATGTTCGCAGGTAAAGCCGCCGAGTACATGGGCGTCGACATTAAAACCATTCTATCGACTGAGGCGCAGGTCTACGAAGGCCAAGCCGCAGTGGATGTTGGCTTCGCAAACGAAGTCGTCAACGGTCTTGATGCGGTTCAGATAATGGCTGAACAGTTCAAGAAACAGCAAACCACCTTTGATATGGGAGCCGCTATGACGGTGCAAGCAGAACAACAACCAGTCGCAACGGGTGAGCAAGGCAATCAACAACAAGCCGCCGCTTCAGCGACTCCGCAAAACCCAGCTGAAGAACAGCAATCCAATCCAGAACAGCCACAAGCGAGCGCGCAAAGTGATGAGTCCACGGACCCAGCCAAACAAGAGCGTGAACGCTGCATGGGCATTATTGGCCTAGAAGAAGCCAAAGGGCGTGAAGCGCTCGCGCAGCAACTTGCCAGTAACCCAAAAATTAGCGTCGATGAAGCCAAGGCCTTGCTTGCTTCAGTACCTATTAGTGCCACAGCGCAAAACGAGTCGGCATTAATGGCACTGGCCTCAGAGCACGGTGAGCCTCTTGGTGATGATGTTGGTTCCGGTGATGTCACCGAAGAACAAAAGAACATCAAAGCGCTAGCGTCTTCATACACTCGCATTTAACAAGGAAACTCGCATGTTAGAACAAACAGAATACACACCAGATGAGCTGTTTATTAGCGCACCAGTCACGGCGCGAGCAACCATCAAAACGGGCGTATCGTTTCCTGCTCGAACCCCATTAATGGCCGACGCGACTGACGCCGCCACTTTGGTGGAATGGGACGGTACACCAGGCAAAGCCATCGCTATCTCGGCTCGTGATGTGACGAATACAGGCAGCGATCAAGAATCGACAGTTTACCTACAGGGTGGCTTTCGTATCGGTTTTGTGAACTGGCCTGATGCGGTCACAACCAACAAGCAAAAACGCGCTGCTTTCCTTGGCAGTCCAGTTTTCGTAGACGACGAATACTAATTCGTCGTTTTCTTTGAATTCAGAAAAAAGAGCTTCTTATGCCTGATAATTACACCACTCGCGAACTGCTTGGAGCCATTCAAGAAGCAGGTATTCGTCGCGACAACTTCTTCATGCGCTTCTTCTTCCGTGAGATGTATACCTTCGATACGGAAAAAGTCGACCTCGACATGATCCCAAATAAAACCAAGATTGCAGCATTTTGCTCACCGATGATTGGTGCCGCAATAGACCGCAATCAAGGCTTTAAAACCTCAAGCTTTAAGCCTGCATACGTGAAGTCAAAACACGCAGTAACGGCAAACCAAAGCGTTAAGCGCCGACCAGGCGAGCCAATCACAGGCTCTATGTCGGCAGGTGATCGTCAAAACGCGATTGTGATGCAAAACCTCGATATCGAAGAGCAAGCGGTTCGTGACCGTGAAGAGCTGATGTGTGCCGAGATGGTCTACGACGGTAAAACCGTGATCGACAGCCCTTACATTGATAAGCCTTACGAAATTGATGCAGGCCGAAACGCGGACAACATGATCACGCTTCTTTCGGCAGCTCAGTGGGCGAATCAAGACTTTGCTACCTACGACATCGTTGGTGACATTGAAGCTTGGGCGGCGATTTCTGAAGGTCTGACAAACGCCATCATTACCGACCCTAAAACGTGGGCGCTGATGCGTAAGTTCAAGAAGTTCAATGACGCGCTAGAAACACGCCGTGGCTCTAACTCTCAGCTGGAAACCGCGCTAAAAGATTTAGGCAAAACAGTCAGCATCAAAGGCAATCTGGGCGATGTCACCATTATCGTGGTGGATGAAGAGTACATCGACCGTGACGGCACAACGAAGAAAGTTCAACGCGACTTCACGTTGATTCTGGCGCATACCGAACTGCGCGGTGCGCGTCTGTACGGTCAAATCCAAGACTTATCCGCTCAGCGTGAAGGCTTTGATGAAGCCGAGCGCTACGTGAAAGATTGGACTGAAAATGGCGATCCAGAAATTCGCTACACCAAAACGGAAGCCGCCCCTGCGATGTACCTCATTGACGTTAACAAAGTTGTTGTCGTCAAAGTCGGTTAATCCTGACCACCACTAACAAAAAGCAAAATGGGTCCACGGACCCATTTTTACTTTGGAGCCAATCATGAGCCGAAAAGAAAATCTGAAAAAACGTGTTGATGAGCTTTGCAAAGAGCTCGGTGTTACTGAACCGCAATATTCAGACAGAACGACCGAAGCCCAGCTCAATAAAGTCATTGACGATTTGGAAGCCAAGTTACCAGACATGGACGAATCCGATGATGAAGCACAGTCGCAAACGCAAGGAAATGACGCTAACCATACTACCAGTGATCAAAGCGAACAAACCGAGATTCAAGCCAGCGAAAAATCGGAAGTGCTTATCGGTGCTGCGGTCGAATTACCCGATGATGCCACGGTTCTAGACGATGGTGAGCCGCCAGAAGTCAACGCCGATGAAAAAGGCAATGTGCAAGTTCTCGTGGATAAGCCGTTTCAGTGTTTGCAAGGCCAAAAGACGGTCCTGCTCAAACGTAGCGATAAGCCGTTTTTAGATGAAGAAACCGCGATGGAAGCGGTGGACGCAGGCTTAGCTTATTTCGTCGCGACGATGTAAGGCCGCTTATGTTTGATAACGAATTCGACCAGTTAATGGAAGAGGTGGATAACACGGTTTCTGAAGCGTTTGGTGTTTGGGTGAAAGTCAATGGTGGAGAACCTATCAAAGCCATTTATGACGAATCCCTAAACCAGTTTGACGCTATGGCAGGCATCGCTCGCAAGCTGACATTTAAGAAAGCAGACAATGTCAGACCGAAGAAGGGAACACCTATTGAGTTCGTTTCCTCGGGCAGAAAGCTCACTGTCACCAGCTGCCCTTATCCAGAAGACGGAAATATTGTGGTGATCTTATGAATAGCATTGATCGGGAATTGGCGGTAGCCGTTAAAAACCTTTCTTCATTACAAAGTAACGCGGTACCGAAAGCCAGTGCAATGGCGATTAACCGTGTGGCTGCTCGAGCTGTTTCTCGGTCAGTGAAAGACACCGCAAAAGCCGTTCGTATCAAGCAAAAAGTTATTCGCCCTCGCGCGTCGATAACAAAAAAGGCCACAGGAAAAATGCCAGTGGCTTTTGTCAGAGTGCGCAGGTTCGATGTTCCTGCCATCTCTATCGATACGGCTAGAACCCAAATTCGGCGCAAGCGAGGGCAATACCAAATCAGCCGAGTTAACCGAGGCCGAAATGGTCGTTACCAAAAGCGAGAGTTATCCGGTAACACCGCCATTGTTGTCGGTCGGCACCGATTCGAGAACGCCTTCTTACAAAGGCTGAAGAACGGTCGTTGGCACATCATGCAACGTGTCTCGGATGCAAGGCATCCCATCAAAGTGTGCAAGGTGCCAATCGTGAATGAAATCACCAAAGCATTTAAAAAGCACAGCGATGAGTTGCTTAGAACGGACATGAAAAAAGAGCTGTCCAGCGCGATGAAGCAACAAATCCGCTTGGTTATTCGCAGAGAGGTTGGTCGTGGAAATTAACAACGCCATACGCAAACAAGTCGTTGCTGATTTGAAAGCAGGGTTAGTCGATGAGACTGGCGAGTCAATCATCGCAACGTTTTTTAATGGCAACCCCAGATACATCGCGGTTCCCGAATTTGAAGCTGAAGAGAATGATACTGACATCCCTGCCATTTCAGTCTCCGTTTCTGAAGGTCAATGCGTTGAAGAAGATTTTGAAGAAATCACATGGCGCTCTGAGCTGACTATCAGAATCTATCTGGTTGCAGACAACAACACGGAGCAAGAGCTCGACGCATTAGGTGAAGAAGTTCTCAAGATCATCACCAAACACTACACCGCCAACGGTCTTCTCGACCTCTGTAATCGTCAATCGTTTGGATACGCACAAGACGAAGAGCAGCCATGGGGAACGCTGGACTTGGCATTTACTATTGAATACACCGAAGAGGTTTAATCATGTCGGACCCAACTAAACCAATCAAAGGCGCTGGTACCACGTTCTGGCGTTTGAAAGATTCCGCCGAAATCCTGACTTCAGCTGATTATCTTGATGACGCCAAATGGGACAAATTAGGCGGTGTTAAAGAGATTCAACCAGGTGAAATTACCGTTGAAGATGAAGAAGACAACTACCTAGACGATCCAGACGCAGATTGGGCCAAAACAACACCTGGTCAAAAATCAGCAGGTGAGACCAATGTAACTTTGGTATGGAAGCCTGGTGAGCCAGGTCAACAACAACTAGTAGACGATATTGAAAACGATGTAGTCACTGAGTATCGAACTGTGTTCCCTAACGGAGCGGTCGATGCCTATTCAGGCTACATCAACTCATTGGGTAAAGCGGTAACGATTAAAGAGAGGGTTACTCGCACGGTTAAAATCAAAAACGTTGGCAAACCAAAACTTGCGGAAATGATTTTGGCTGAACAAGCGCAGCCTGCTGAAGGGGGCGTTTAATCTATGGCTACATTCCTAAAGCAAAAGACGGTTCCAGTGGGTGACTGTGAAGTCACCATTACTCAGTTATCTGGCTTAGATAGGCTGAATTACATGGATTATTGTACAGAAATTCCCGATCCGAACCGACCAAAAGAACCAGCGGAAGATGCAAGCCAGGAAGAAAAAGAGCGCTACCTTCTTGATTTGAAAAAATACTCAAACGCTTGGCTCCGTATCAACTTCATGGCTCAGGCTCGCTTGGTCGCGTATGCCTATCGTGGTGATGTCGATGACATCGATGAGCGTCATCAGCAGGTCATGTCGATGATGACACCGCCGCAAGTTGAAACGCTTTATTTTGAGATAGCCGACTTTTCAGGGTTATCTACGCCAAAGGAATTGGATGCCATTGAAGACCCCTCGGATGCCACCACTGATAGCGCTACAACGGAAGAAATGACAACTCAGGAACCCACCGACCCAAAAGTCTAATTCGGGATGAAATTGAGTTTGCCATGGACCTTGCCCGTGAGTTCGGGCAAGTCTGTTGGCGAACCCTGTTGGCTTCCATTAGCGGCGAAGCTGTTGTGGAGTGGCGTGAATACTTTTCAAAACACGGTTTTAAGCATCAGATGGACAACCTGCGTTTTGCCGTGACTTGTTCTTCAAACTGGAATGTCACTGCGATGGCCGCAGGCTGCAAGGACGAAAGTGTCTTTAGAAGCTACCAAGACTTCCTGCCAACTTTAGAACATCCCGAAGAAGAATCGAAAGAATACACCGAAGAAGAGCTGATGGCGTTGAGTGCGTCGGCAGGAGGAGTTCGCCTTGAGTGCCCAAATAGCTGATTTTAATATCCGCTTCAATACTGAAACCGCCAAGTTTCAGAAAGATGTGGATTACGCCAAAAAGATGCTGCGTGGCTACACCAAAGAAGCCAAAGCGGCGAACGACTCAAACCTATCATTAAGCCGCTCTTTAGAGCAAACCGCAGACCGCGCCAAAAACGCAGGTCGCGGCGTGTTAGATGCTGCAGGTTATGTCTCGGCAGGTATTGGTGCTGTCACAGGTGCCACGGCTTACCTCATTACGCAGCAGGCGCAACAAGCGCGTGAAATCGAAAAGATGGCCACCGTTGCTCAGGTATCGGTCCAGCAAATACAAGCCTTGGCGTATGCCTCTGAGCAATACAATATCAGCGGCGAAAACATGGCCGAGATACTGAAGGACGTGAATGATAAGCTGGGCGACTTTACCGAAAATGAAGGTGGTGAATTTGCTGACTTCATGGAGAACATCGCGCCAACAGTCGGACTGACCATTGAAAAGCTGCAAGAGCTGTCGGGTCCCGATGCGTTGATTGCCATCAAAACGGCGATGGACGAAGCCAACGTTCCAATGAAAAGCCAGATATTTTATCTGGAGAGTATCGCTAACGATGCCTCGGCCTTGATGCCATTGCTCGACAATCAAGGTCAAAAGCTCTTTGAGCTGACCAAAAAATACGACGACTTGAACGTCTCCATGTCGGAATATGACATTGAGAAATTCAAAGAGATGGACCAAAAGCTCACAGATGTTGGTCTTAAACTTCAACGTTCTTTTGCTAATGGCGTTCTAGGTGCTAGTGAGCAAATTGATTGGGTTACTAAAAAGTTAACCATCGCTATCGATTTTTGGAGTACCAAATTAGATAGCATGAGTGACGACCCTAAAACCGCTAGTGGTATTCTAAAGAAAAAGCATGATGCTCAGGATGATGCACGAACTGTAAGGATAGAGTTAGAAAGAGCACAAAAAGCTTTAGAGAGCTTGCAGGCAACAGAAAAGAGCGCTGAGGGAAATATCGAAGTTAAAGCTCGTATGGCTAACTCGCGATTTAGCGAAAAAGTCGAAAAAGCTGAAACGAAAGTAAATAAACTCAAGCAAGAATATGAATCGCTATTGGAGACGGTAGATAAATACCACCGCCAGTATGAAGATGATGTTCTAGGTTTCAATAGAGATGGTAAAAGTGATAAACCACAATACCCAGAACAACCTCCAATAAGACCTCTAAAAAGCGACCCTAGTCTTGATCAAGCGCAGGCCTCTGGCGCATCGCGCCTAGCATCGCTTGATATGCAGTACGCGAGTGAGCGTGAAAAACTCATCTTAGCGCATGAGCAACGCTTGCGTGACATCGAAGAAATGCAGGTGTCTGAGCAAGAGTTAAAGCGTCGTGGCTTTGATACTTTGGAAGCGTTAAGAGCCGAGTATCGTGACCGTGAGACAGAGTTCTATCTAAATGCAGAAAAGACGCGTAAAGATTTAGAAGATGATGCTTTGGAAGCATCAATCGAGTCTTTTGCTAAGAGTGAAGAAGCCAAAACCGAAAAGGCCAAAATCGAAGCTGAAAAACGGGCGTATCGTGAAGAGCGCTTGATGCAAGAGCGCGTTCGAGGCATGAGCAACTTCCTCGGTCAAATCTCTCAGTTGCAAAACAGTGAAAACAAAAACGCCGCTCGTATTGGTAAAACCGCAGCGCGTTTCCAAATCATGCTCAACGCTTATGAGTCAGCGTCAGCCGCCTACAAATCTTTAGTTGGCATTCCTTATGTTGGGCCTGGTCTTGCAGCTGCTGCCGCAGGCTCAGCAATGGGGTTTGGTTTATCCATGGCCAGTAAAGTCGATTCAATTTCGAACATGGCGCACAACGGGATATCTGAAGTTCCGATGTTGGGTGGACGTATGGAATCCGACTGGACGTTAAAAGCAGGTGAGCGCGTTTATACCAACGAGTCCGCTAATCAAGTAGACCAAATGTATAGCGCAATCATGGCTATGCAGCGTCAACGGTTTTCTATGAATGACCCGTCAATGGCCTACCAAAACCGCATGGCCGCGAACTGGAGCGGAGCGAGCGCCCAACCTTGGACCATCATTATTCATGAAGCTGAGCCTGGTACTCACGCTGAGATTGATGACGAGAACAAAGTCCTCAACATCATGATGAAGGATGCGCAAAGTGGTGGGAAATACTTTAGCTACATCTCTAAAACGCTTGGCGTTCAGCCAGGAGGATTCAAATAATGGCAACCATCAAACCTGAAGTGTTGGCACAATTGAACCCGAATGTGATCCTTTACCCATGCAAGTATTTTGGTAACGGCATTTTGCCGTTGCCAAAATCCAAAGGGTATCAGTATCAACATGGCCAAACGGTCATACGCTCAAAGATGGATTTGGGCTTGGCCACCATGCGTCGTCGCTCTCGCATAGCCCCTGCTGAATTTGTCTTACCATTCCGGTTCACCGGAGAGCAAAAAGAGGTATTCGAGAGTTGGGTATTCAATGAACTGGAAGCAGGCGTGGAGTGGTTCTATTTACCGCTTCGGACGGGCGACTACGACCTTGAAGTACATAAGTGCCAGTTTACCGCCACACCAGGCGAGGACACCCCATTCGATTATAAAGGTGGTCGCAAAGACTTTGGTTCCATATGGGAACTTAAAGCCAAAGTGCAAACCTTCCGCGCTTTAAAACTGGAGCGCTACACCGCTCGCGTACTTTCCCGAGATACTTTATCTGGCATCGAAAAGGCCGCGTTAGCTGCCGAAGAGGCCGTATTCAAAATGCCATAGTGAGGCAAACGTGATCATAGCAACGATTGAATATCAGCACCCCTCCTTACCTGGAGGGGTGTTGCGTTATGTGAAGGACGGAATTGACCTACATGCCGGAATTGAGTCAGGCGAGTGGGTGTGGTTCACAGCAGGCCAGTTTGCTTTTCAGTTGCCCGACAAGGCAACCAAAGGGCAAGAAGCTCTCACCGTGGCCGCGCCCAATGCCGACCTCACGCTCTCCAAGGCGATTGAAACCGCCAAGCGACACGAACCCGTGATTCCAGTCGTGAGCATTTACCGCGAATACGACACCGACGACTTGAGCAAGCCGCGCAACAAGCGAATACGACTCACCATGTCCTCGGCCAAAATTACCACCATGACTGTGACCCTCACGAACTCATGGAAAGATTTGACCAACCGACGCTTCATGCGCCCGATTTACAACAACGTTACGCACCCAGGATTGATGTACATATGAGTAAACCATCCATGATTGCTTACTTTAAATCGCTGCCAGATGGTCACTTTCCGGTGGACGGTTGCGTCCTGCTGGTGCGTGAGGCATGGCAGCGTTTCTTGCACCTTGAAAATCTGCCCAAGCATATGGACCAGTTTGTCACACCAGACTACGCCCATGAGCTGATTGATGGCTATCAAGGCCAGTTAATCGAACCCATTCAAAAGCCAGAGCACCTGTGCATGGTCGCCGCCTCTGGTAAAGGCAAATGGCATTGCGGTGTATTCAGCGCCGAGCAAATGCCAGGTTATGTCATCCATACCCTTGGCTGCACCGTCAAGATTGAACCGTTAAACCAGTTCCGCCGCCGATTTGATACCGTGGAGTTTTATCGTCATGCCACACATTGTCGAGTTTCAACATCCGATACGAAAGGATAAACGCAAGGTCCACACCGTCGATGCTGGCACTCGCTTGTCGGATTGGCTAGAAAAACACTTCCCAAACCAGACCTTCAATGCCACTTTAAATTTTAACCGGCTCGATGATTTAAATGTGATCATCAGCGAGCGTGATGTGGTGAGTATTCGCCCTAAAATCGGCTTTGGTGTGGATTGGCTTGTCTATGCTGCGTTAGCCCTGTCAGCGGCCTCTGCTGTCTACATGTACATGAACATGCCAGACATGAGCGGCAACCCGAACACCAAGCAGGCCAGCTCGGTGTACAACTACAACGGCCAAGGCAATAAGCCAAAACTTGGCAACCCCGTTCCAGTACGTTATGGGCGCATGCCGCATTACCCTGACATCATTGCACCGGATTGGTGGGAGTACGAAAACAACGAGCAGTATTACTACCAGACCTTTTCTCAGGGCATCGGCAAGTTTCTTTACCATCGCCACGTTATTGGTGAGACGGAAATCAAACCAGACAACCCCGACATTGAAATCCGAGAATATAAGCCTGGTGAAGTGGTGGATCATTTCCATCACATCGTCTGGACCTCCAAAGAGGTCGGTTCATCCGATGGCCAAGGCGGCTTGAAGCTCGATGGCGTGACCTCGGATTGGGTCGCAGAGACCAGCAGCAACGAAGCGCGTTTTCGTGGCAAGGTGGTCGAGCTGTGGTCTAACTACAGCATCCACACAGGCAATGGTGATTACACGTCGACATTGCGCCGTGATAAGTGGCCGTGGGATGCAGGTCAGCATGTGGTTATCACCTCTACTTCTCAGGAAAGTCTCTACTTTGAGGGCAACATCCACTTTCATGATATGGGCGATGATGGTGACGTTATCGACCCTGAAGAGCTGCCAGATGAAATTGAAAACCCATTAGGTTGGGGTTCGTTAGCGGTGAATGATCGGATGATAATCACGGGCGCAGGGATCAACTCGGGTACCTACATTGTCACCGCTTTGCTTGCAGGACATCGTATTCGGGTCAAACCGGATGGTGGTACTGAAGTTACGCGATTCCATCCTATGACCAACGTCTATGTTCGGATTTATGAGGCGGTGGGTAATGATGGTACCTACGTGTGTAAAGACAGTAACGGCACTCTAGCCTTGGTGGATTCCATCACATTGGAAGAAGTACCTGGTTGGAATGGCTTTATTACCTTAGATACGCCTAGCGCAGAAATTTCGGTGTTAGAACGGGATCGAGAAGCTGAATGGGTCGGTGACTTTCTTTGTGTGCCTAGCAATGCGACCGCGCTTGATGTGGGACTGGATTTTATCTTTCCTCGCGGCCTTGGCACCATGAACAAGAATGGTGACATCAACGCTCGAACGTGTGAATGGCAAGTGCGTGTGCGGCCAGAGGGCACGAATCAGGCTTATCAAACCCATAAGTTAACCCTGACAAAGGGCGATAACACGCCGCAGCGCATCACCGTTTGGCTGAGTGAGGAAATGGGACTCGCACCAGGGCGTTGGGAAGTGGGCTGTCGTCGTCTGAGCACCGTCACCAAAGCGACTAAAGTGTTTGATGAAGTGCAGTGGATGGGGCTGAAGTCCGTCATTCAGAAAACCTATACGAATGAAAAAGAGTCCATCATCACGCTGAAAATCAAAGCCACTAACTCGCTCAGTCAGCAGGCCAATAGCCAATACTGGAATGATTCGACGCGCATCCTGCCTGTTCGCCAAGACGACGGCAGGTATGTAGAAGAGCCAACTCGCTCCATTGCGGATGCGGTCATTGATGCTTGCCGCAATGATGTGTACGGGGCAGGGCTAGAAGACGATGCCATTGACCTAGATACCTTGCTGGCTTACCGAGATAAATGGGAATCGCGAGGTGATAAGTGTGATGGCTTATTTGACCAACCGACCACGTTTTGGGAAGCGCTACGTAGGCTACTCGAAACGGGACGCGCTTACCCTCGCATCGAGCTTGGCACGGTCAGCATGTGGCGCGATGAGCCAAGAGAAACGCTGTGCAAACCATACTCACCCGTGAACATGACCCCAGACAGCTTTTCTGTCGACATCGACATGGTGAAGGAAGATGACTACAACGGCGTCGAAGTCGAGTGGTTCAATCCTCAGTCTCGAAAGTCTGAAACTTTGCTGTGTACCTTACCAGGGCAGAACGGCTACAACCCGAACCCACTTAAGCTGAACTTTGTCACCAACGAAGAGCAGGCCAAAAGGGAAGGGCTATTCCATGCCGCTGTGCAAGCCTACCGCCGCACCAACATCGACTTCACCACGGATATGGATGGATGGGAATCGAACTACGGTGATGTGATTCCGGTGGCGCACGATGCGGTGAGCTGGGGCGCATCAGGTCAGGTGATCGAAACGCTAAACGCCGCCAATGGCAATCAATACCTGCAGCTTTCGGGATTGTTGGAATGGGAACCAGGCAAGCAGCATTATTTGCTGTTTAACCGAGGCAACAAAGGAACGCATGGCCCGTACCGAGTCGAGCCGACTGAGGTGCCAGATATTGTCATTCTGGTCGATGAGCCAACCGAAAAGATCATCGCGGTGGGTGAAAAGGGCAAAAAGCCAAGCGAATACATGTTTGGCCAAGCCGACACCATGTACAAGAAATGCATCCTGCAGCAAGTCAAACAAAAAGGGGAGTTCGAGGTCGGCTGCGCCGCTATCGAAGACGACCCTCGCGTGGATGCCTACGCATAAACTCAAGCACTCAATGCCCAGCCCTCGCGCTGGGCTTTTTATGAGGTTAAACCATGACTCAAAACATCGAGCAACGTACCGAAGTCGCGGTGACAAGGTATGAGGGGGCAAGTTCTCTTGTTAATGAGCTAGGAACTAAAGATAAAACGGTCGACACTCCGTCTGGATTGAGAGATTCATTTCCAAAGCTTTCCAGAGAGTTAAGGGAAGCCAACATCAAGAAAGATGTTGACTTTGCATCCTTTCAATCAAAAAACGCGGCAGAACATGAAGCGGCTCAAAGTCATCGCGAAATTGATTTCATCGGTCGTTTTTCTTTATCACAGCAGCCGATCTCATGGACGCCTTCGACCACTATTAGTGATAAGTTTCAGCGATATTTTGTCGGGGTCGTTGGCGATGCTTCATACAAGGAGTTTTTGCCTAATCCATCCAAGTTGCCTTTTGATACTTCTGCGTCGATAGAAGAAGATTTTGCAAAAGAATACTGGCTAGAAAATGGCGTGCCGAGCACTTTCCATGTTGATGAAGAGATAAAGAAAAACTCAGAAATCGACACTGGAACAAAGCAAATGGTTGGAACGTCGTTAAGCTTAATTGGCAAGGTTATCTCTAATGAAAACGCACTAAGGCTGACCGAAAAGCAGCGTCGATTGCGCATGTTCCCACCCCCATCACCAGGTGAAGCGATCGCTTCAATTAATGACTTTGAAGTGGCCTTCGAAAGTGGATTTAAATCAAAGCTATTGCAGGATGATTATGAAATCCATGCCGATAAATATATTAAGGATTATTTCAACCCCACCGATTCAGAACTGGATTTTTTGATGTCATGTGGTTGTACAGTCTTGTGGCGAGATGCACATGGTTCACTTGCTAGGATTTTCACGACAAAAACCATTAATCTGCAAGGCAATACTATTTGGAAGGCCATCAAAGAATGGACCGTCACCTTTGTTGCTAACCACTCTGATTATGTTTTCCACACCCAAAACAATATGGGATTTACTGGCACGATAGGGATCAGCTTTGATGGTAATTTTTTAGCAGACAGCATCGTCCAGTATACCAATTGCAATCGAGTGATTGCGAAGCACGGAGAGGCGAAAAACATACAAACAGAAAATGTTGAAAATTATCGTGGTGCTTGGATTTTCTTAAATGTTGAATCTCTAGATTACGATGATTTAGATGCCAAAAACATTGAGCAGAATCCTCAACCAGGCTCGCCCCACGGACAGCATCACTCTTATAGTTTTAACAACGTTAAGAAATTAAAAGGGGGTGTTTGTAAAGCAGATAATGTCGACAAGCTATTCCATATCACAGGGTTATGCTCTGGTGATGCTGGTATGTTTATTGGTACGAACTTAAATGATAATGGAAGTTATATCATGGGAACTCCACAAGGAGTGTCCGCCAGCTTTATTCTGGATGGCTTTCAAGAAGCGTTAGTTTATAACCCGTCCTCTGACGAGGCCTCATTTACGGTTCCATATATTAACGCGAAAAATGGCACTTCTCGCTTGTTGGCTCTGCGTTCAGGGGCTGGCTTGAGGATTGGTAAGTTTATTGGTGTAAATGCAAGGAATGGCATTTCAGATAAAAGCTATGCAGGGACAAAAGACGTTCAAATTGACGACTTCCATTGTGAAAATATTTTAGAAGAAAGAGGTTTGGATTTAGAGAACTCAGACGTCACCATTGGTCGTTTCAAAGGTAAAAATATCACCTCGACGCAGTATGGTGAGGTAGGTCGAGTCGGGGCCAACGCCAAATTTAAGTGCGATAAATATGAAACCGAAGGTGGAACCGCTGCTACAGCGTTAAGAATCCAGCATCTTGATTTAGGCAGAGTGTTAATTAACACCGTCGAAACGGATTGCTTGAACAAAGTGGTATATGAAGCTGATAAAGACTTTGGTGGGAAATCGTTCATCGGAAGAATCAACGGTTTTTTAATCCAAGGTGGAGCGCCATCAACCTTAACGGTATCAAATAATGCCATTACCATATCCCAAAGCTCACACCGAATCGATCCAGAGGAAGTGGGGGATGTTGTTGTCGGAGAGTTACATACAATTGATGGCGCGCCATCAATTGATACCATCGTGACCTTGCAGACAAGAAATAACACTCGCGATGTCATCATTAAACATGGCGTGGGGAATATACACCTCCCAAACGGTCAAGATATTAAGCTTAACTCAACTAACGATACCATTCAGTTGAAATGGAATGGGAAATACTGGTCTAAGCCTGTTTAAGGTTTGAAGGAGTAATTCAATCTTATTGGCATTTTTATACGCGTCCTGCTGGCACTGAACATGTTTGTGCTGCACTTGCTTACAGGTCAGGCTGATCTCACGATTAGCGGCTGGAGCTACATTCGTGCGCAGCAAGGCTGACGCTCGCCCATCAAGTTGATTGATTGGCTGTTCTTAAAGCTATCCAAGCAGGAGGACCATTGCCGAAAGGCTTTTGAATGGGAGCTAAACGAAGCGCGCAAGTTTTACTATGAACACCGACCCTACCTATAGCTCAGTATGGGCCGCTATGTGCCCATGGACCTAAGGCCATTAGGTAGCAACAATATATAAAGTAAGTTTTAAAATAACTCCGATATATTTTCAGTAATGTCTAAAGTGTTAACGCACATTCTTGTTGTTATCTTCTCACTTCATTAAGTTGCGATTTGACTTATTTTTTTAGCAACTCATAGTGTATGTAATTAATTGATAGGGGAGAACGGACCTCTATACATTTGCAGAATGGATTGGAGGATTGTCTTTGTCTTTAACATTTACTCAAAAAGAAGAACATAAAGGTTTTAAATTAGCTGAAGATGTTTGCTTTTCAGAATCCATAGTCGTGATTACGGGACGTAACGGTTCTGGAAAATCTAGATTCTTACAAGCTATACAAAATGCGAATATTCGAGTTGAAGATGAACAAGGTGAGCTCGAACGAACTCAGATAAGGTTGTTGGGTCAATCATCTAATGATGAGAACAATCCGAATACGAGCAGCCCCTATGTTCCACGATTTCAAGGCAACTATAACGCGCAACTGTATGATACAAAAGTAACTCAGACTGTAAAGTATTATAGTCAGCACAAGAGCATGCTAGACTTATCACAAGAAGAACTCTTAAAAATGAGGGGGGCTTTACCAAAGGGTAATAACAAAGTAGTTGATTTTCTAACTTATCATGCTGTTTGTCAAAAAATTGCGAACAAACTTCAAGTTAAACCTAGTGACCTGACGCTTGAACAAATAACTTTTTTATGGGAGCAGCCATTAACCAATTTCCTTGGTGGACAAAACGTAACGCATATTTGTAATTTCTATCTGTCGAAAATTGAACAGAATGAGTTCAATGAATTTCTATCAAGGTGTAAAGGAAAGGATGTCACATTTTTTAGCGATGAAGAATTTATTAAAGAATTTGGACAGCCACCATGGTTAAGATTAAATAAAATTGTATCATCAATTACGGATGGAAAGTTTATTTTCAATACGCCAAAAACTGAAGAAACTTATGCGGCATATTTAATAGAGGCTATTTCAGGGATACCGATATCAGTTAATGGGCTTTCTTCTGGGGAAATGACATTAATGTGGTTAGCAATAACTTCATTTAATGTTCAGTACTATGAATTAGAGAACCAATCCCCAATAAGGTTATTGTTACTAGACGAACCAGATGCCTTTTTACATCCAAAGATGGTGAAAAAAATGTTTGATGTTCTTCAAACGGTTTGCTCTGAGTATAAAACATCGATAATACTAACTACTCACTCTCCTACTACAGTAGCTTTAGCGCCAGAACATAGTACTTATATTTTACAAGATAGTAATATTAAACAAGTATCTAAAGACTCGGGAGTTACAGCGTTATTGGATGGAGTAAATCAAATCACGATTAACCCTGAAAACCGAAGACAGGTCTATGTCGAAAGTCATTATGATGCTGACGTGTACCAGGCTATATACAGTCATTTATTGTTTAAAACTGAGTGCTTGAAACATGATATATCACTAAACTTTATGTCAGCTGGTCCTAAGTTACCTAAGCAACGTCTCATAGATCAAGCTAAAAAGTATTTTGATGCAGAAGAAGACCTAATTGCTGATTTTGTTAGAGCGATCAATGGTGAAGGGAATTGTGACCAGGTTATTTCACAAGTTGAAGCTCTCGTTGACGGTGACAATAAAACGGTAAGGGGCATTATTGATTGGGATAATCGTAATAAACCAACATCAAATATTTCTGTTTTAGCTGAAGGTTACGCTTATACGATAGAAAATTTACTTCTCGATCCAATTTGCATCTTTCTATTGTTGCATATTGATGAGCCTGATGACTTTCCGATTAAAATACTATGCGGAGATGATGTAACATGGCAAGAGTGGTTGCGTGATAAAGAACTCCTTCAAAATTCAGTAGACATATTTATCGAAAAAATATTTGGAAGGAATAATGGGAGGGATTGTAATTTGGAATACTTGTCAGGTGTCTCGTTGAAATCTGATAGTGAGTATTTACTATGCAAGGGACACCCATTGGAAAAACGTGTAGTAGAAACTTTCCCAACACTAAAAAAATATAAAGACAGAACTAAAGGTAACCCTGAAGGAGAGGGGACTCTAAAAAAAATAGTGACCAAGAAAATTATGATTAATATAACCGAAGGGAACTTTATCCCACTAAAATTTAAAGATGTAATTATAGAGTTACAAAGCTAAAGTAATTTCAATTCGGGTTATACTATATTTTTAAATTAATTATTATAAAAGTGGACTACTTTTAGTCCACCTTTATTTTTTGTAACTCCTTCCATACTCTATTGGACTCTTTCAACAACTTCCCCTTAACCATTGGTCACAATGGTTATATCAGAATGCCTCATTTGTTACGCTAGGTAGCTAATGTTTACATTGGCGTGTTTGGTCATACAACTGGCATACGCGTGTTGAATCTGGTAGCGGTTTCGATATGGTATACCCGCTTTCATACTTAGTTGTCTAAATCTGTCCTAAAGGACTTTTGCGTGACAAATCATAATCACTGCCTTTTTGCTAACGAACTGCTGTTGGGTTAAATACAAAACGCAGATTTTCAGTACGATAAGTGTTCTCTGGTAGCTCAACTTCATACTATTTAGACGGATCAAATAAGTTTCATGATGCTGAGCTTTAAGTGCTTATATAGCTAGTGTTATAAAAAGGCTCGAAACCAGATACAGGGTTACTATAGCCGTGAGAAATGGGGCAGATTTGGGGCAATCATGGGGCTAATTAAGCACGAAATTTTGAATATATAGGATTTATTTTGATCATATAAGAATTGAGAAGAAACACTGCTATATGTTGAGGGGTTATTTAATGTGTTGATTTTAAATGGTCTATTTTATTTCCACCAATTGCGGCTTACTTTTGTTGTTGACACGATGCATCGAAGTATAGATTTGTGTGGTTTTTACATCGGTGTGACCAAGCTGCTCTTGTACTGTTCTAATGTCAGCACCAGACTCCAATAAATGTGTGGCAAAGCTGTGCCTGAGTGTATGGCATGTTACTGTTTTCTCGATACACGCATCCGTTGCAGCGCGCTTTACCGCTCTTTGTATTGCACTTTCATTGATATGATGTCTTCTGAGCTCTCCGGTGTCCCGATCTGTACTTAACTTTGTTGATGGGAATAAAAAGTGCCAGTTAAAATCTAGCTCCGCTTTTGGGTATTTACGTCGTAAACCTTCAGAGATGTATACCCCCGCATAACCAGGCATGTGTCTATCTTTAAAATAGTAATCTCTTGCTAAATTAACCTGAGCTTTAAGCGGCTCATGTAGCTCTTTTGCTAACGTTACGGTACGATTTTTACCTCCTTTTCCTTGCCAAACACGAACTGCGCCATAATCATAATCGATGTCCTGAACTCTTAAGCGCAAACACTCCATGACTCGAAGCCCTGAGCCATAAAGCAGCTGAATATGGAGTTTATACCTTGGGTCGATATGTTGAACGAATCGTCGGATCTCCTCCCTAGTTAATACAACGGGAAGTTTCTTTTCGGTCAGGGATTTCTGAAATCTCATATCAAGTGATAGTGGAGTTTTGAAATAATCACGATATAAAAATGATATTGAGTTCAGTGCCAAAGCTTGCGTTTTTACCGCAACTTTTTCTTTTACCGCTAAGTAACTCAGGAACTGAACTACATCATCTTCTGCTAGTGTTGAAGGGTGGGCAAGCTGGTGGAAAGTGATAAAGCGTTTTATCCAAAATAGATAACTTTCGATGGTTTTATTCGCATAATGACGAGTAAGCATGTGCTCTTTTACACTAAGTAAAAACTGACTTTTCAT